TGTATTAATTTAGGTCGTAGTGGAGCTGGTAATGAATATATTTTTTCTAGTTTGTTAGATCAAATAAAACAAACGAATAAAGATAATATAGGATTAGTAATATCAGCTTGGACTCAAACTAACAGGAAAGATATTAAAGTAAGAGGCATATGGAAACATATCGATGGGTTTTATAAACCAGACTATACTGCTATTCACAATAAGATGCCCCCTAAGTCTATAGCTGGTAATACAGATAGAAGTATAAGATATTACTATAGTCTTCAAGAAATATGTAAATCAAAAAAAATACCATTAAAGCAATTTCAAATGTTACCTTTTTTTCGTTCTAACAAAGAACTGCCAAAAGGTTTGTTAATTTGTACTCGTGAGGTCAATATTCTTTATAATAATCCTTATTTTAAGAAAATAGATAATAATTTTATTGGTTGGCCTACTGAAAGAAGATTAGGCGGATTTAATTTTTGTGATGATATATTGGATATTTATGCAAATGAGAGAACATATTGTATTTCAGATTTAGATAATCACCCTAATGCAAAAGGGCACGAAAAAATAGCGGAGTTTTTATATGACAGGTTTAGTACTATGAATAAGTCTAAAGAACGTAGTTATAAACCATACAATTCACAAGGAAGAGGAGCATAATGGCAGTAAGAGATTTTGATATGTTATCAACAGGACATAGTTGTGATTTTACAACAACATTATCACTTTCACTAGTTAGAACAGTGAAAGCAAACGGTATTGCTGGTGCTGTTGTAGGTACACCTACTATCCCACATAACGCTCCTATATGTCCACCACCTAATATTTGTTGTCCACACATTATGTTTTTAAATGCTGGATCACCAAATGTTAAAATAAGCGGTATACCTTGGGGTAGAGTTACTGATAGTGCTGACGCAGGCTCTATGATAAGAGGATCATTGAATGTATTTGCAAATGGTCTGTAATATCTTATAAATATAGGTATGGCCTACTCAAACTATGACGCAACTACAACGAATCAAAGTAAAAGATCAAATCGTATCTATAGTGATTTGAATTTAAACTTTACTAAAAATCCTGCTACAAAGGATGTTGCAAAAGTCTTTGATGTACAGGCAATTAAAAGAGCTGTTAAAAATATTATATTAACAAATAGATATGAGAAACCTTTTAATTCAGAATTTGGTTGCAATTTAAGAGGATTTCTTTTTGAAAATTTAACTGATCCTGTCCTTGTATTAATGAAGGATAGAATTTCAACAGCAATAGAAAAATATGAACCAAGAGTTACGGTAGAGGATATTGTCATAAAAGATGATGGAAAAAATGGAGTAAATATTATGGTTTCATTTTTAGTAACAGGATCAGAAGAACCAGTAACCGTATCAACATTTTTAAAAAGAGTAAGATAATATGGCACAGCACAGACTAGATATATCAGAATTAGATTTTGCTAATATAAAACAATCATTACAAACATTTTTATCAAATCAAAACGAATTTAAGGATTATGATTTTGAAGGAAGTTCTCTTAATGTTTTATTAGACGTTTTAGCATACAATACACACTACTTGGCTTACAATGCAAATTTCGTAGCAAACGAAATGTTTATGGACACAGCACAATTAAGAACAAGTGTTTCCTCATTAGCAAAATTAGTTGGTTATACACCAAACTCATCCAGAGCACCAATCGCAGATTTAAAAATAGTTATTAATGATGGAACAGGATCTTCAATTACAATTCCTGCAGGTACAAAATATACATCCGTTATAGATGGACTTACATACACGTTTGTTTCAGTATCGGATAAAGTTGTTCAACCTGTTGATGGTGTTTATACTTGCCAAAGTTTAAATTTTTATGAAGGTACATATGTAAGTTATAATCACACTTATGACGCTGGTGATGTAGACCAAAGATTTTTAATTCCAAGTGATAGAGTAGATACTACAACAGTAAAAGTTGCTGTTCAAAATAGTGGTTCAGATATAACAACAGCCATTTATGCTAAAGCAACTTCAATTACAGAATTAGATGGTACAAGTAAAGTTTATTTTTTACAAGAAGCTGAAGGTGGTCAATATGAAATATATTTTGGTGATGGAGTAATTGGTAAAGAATTAAATGACGGTAATATTATTAATATAAGTTATGTAGTAACAAATAAAACAGAAGCTAATGGTGCTACAGCATTTACTTTAGCAGGAACAATAACTGGATTTACAGATATAACTACTACGGTTAATTCATCGGCGCAAGGTGGTGCTGAACCAGAATCTATAGATAGTATAAGAAGGAATACTCCTCATTTTTATTCATCACAAGATAGGGCAGTTACAATAGACGATTACAAAGCTAAAGTTAAACAATTATATGCTAACTCTCAATCGGTATCTGCTTGGGGTGGTGAAGACGCTGAAACACCTTTTTATGGTAGAGTTTATATTTCTATTTTACCAATAAGTGGTTCCAATCTTACTGCTTCAACAAAAGATAGAATTGTTACAAGTCTAAAAAAATATTCAGTTGCTTCAGTTACACCAGTAATTATTGATCCAGAAACTACAAGTATCATATTAACTTCAACAGTAAAATTTGATGAAGCAGCAACACCAAAAACTTCCGAAACTATAAAGTCAGATGTTATTACTACAATTACAGATTACAGCGCAAGTACTTTACAAAAATTTGATACAATTTTTAGATATTCAAAACTAACAGGTTTGATTGATGAAACAGATATTAGTATCTTATCAAATATAACAACAGTAAAATTAAGAAAATCTTTTAGTCCAACATTAGGTTCTTCATTAAAATATTCAGTTAATTTTTCTAACGCATTATATAATCCACACTCTGGTCATAATGCTACTGACGGTGGTATTGTAGTATCAACAGGATTTAAAATAGATGGAGATACTACAAACGTTTGGTATTTAGATGATGATGGAGATGGTAATGTTAGAAGATATAGAATGGATGGTGCTATAAGAACCTATGGTAATAGTACACAAGGTACAATAGATTATGATACAGGTCTTATTGAAGTTAATTCTTTAAATGTATCCAATATTGAAAATGTAAGAGGTACAGCTTCAACAGTTATTGAGATTACAGTAAAACCAAATTCAAATGATTTAGTTCCAATTAGAAATCAAATATTAGAAGTGGATGTAGCAAACAGCACGGTTAATGTTGAGGCTGATACACTAGTGGGAGGCTCAGCAAACGCTGGTATAGGATATACCACAACAAGTAGTTATTAGATGACATGGCTGACTTCAGAAATAAATTATCAAATCTTTTAAGTTCACAAGTACCTGATTATGTACTTGAGGACCACCCATTATTTTTAGACTTTGTAAAAGCTTATTATCAACTATTAGAATCAGCAGAAATTAAATTAACAAATATTGGTGATCCAGACCATATACAACTTAATAGTCAAACAGGTCAAATTAATTTTATATCATTAAATGGAACAAATGTTAGTAGTGATGATGAAGATGATAGATTACTTTTAGAAGACACTACTTATGGTGACTTTATAAATGGAGAAATAATTACAGGTTCAACGTCTGGTGCTACTACTACAATCTTAATTGAAGATGTGGACGTAGGTGCTCGTTTATTCGTAGCACATCAAAACAAATTTATAGAAGGTGAATTAATTACAGGTTCAACTTCAAATGCTCAAGCTACTATATTAAAATATAGAGCCAATCCAGTTCAAAACATACAACAACTTTTAGATTATGCTGATGTGGATAAAACAATTCAAGGTTTTTTATCACAATTTAGAAATTCATTTTTAACATCTATTCCAGATAGATTAGATGAGAATGTAGATAAAAGAAAACTTATAAAGAATATTAAATCTCTTTATCAATCAAAAGGAACAAAACGTGCTAGTGAAATATTTTTTAAATTATTGTTTAATGAAGTTGCTGAAATAAGACATCCAAAAGATAATGTTTTAAGATTGTCTGATGGTAAATGGGACACTAGATTAATATTACGTTGTTTAGAAGTTGGAACTTCAGATGCTTCCAACCTTATAGGTCAAACGATTACACAAGCAGATAGTCCAACTAATACTGCTATTAATGAAGCCACTGGTATTGTAGAAGATGTATTTAAATTTATTATTGGTGGTACTACAGTTACAGAATTAGTATTGGGAAATACTTCGGTAGTAGGTACTTTTATTTCTGACCAAAATATTACTGGAATAGATAATACAGATTCAGATGTAACAATTAAGTGTACTCTTACAGGTATTATTTCTGATAGAACAATGACAACAGATGGTGCATTATATAATGAAGATGATGAGATTACATTAGCTGCTGGTGGAACAGGTTCATCTTTAAAAGTAGGACCTGTGGGATCTGGTGCAATACAAGAAGTTATTATTGATGATGGTGGAACAGGATACGTTGTAGGTGATGTTGTTAATTTTAGCACAGGAAATGCTACAGCAAAAGTTTCAGTTGTAAATGGTGGTGTAACTTTAGAAAGTGGTACTGGAACAGGACAATTAGTTTTAGAAAACGAAACAGGAAAAGGAGATCCTTATTCAGGAGATAAAGTTGTACAAGAAAGTGGTAGTGGTAATGAAGATATAACCGATGTAAGAATGATTGACCATGGTAATGCTTATATTTCTTTACCTACTTTAACAGTTACAAGTGGTAGTGGATCAGGTGCAAAACTTTTAGCATATGGTTCAGAAATAGGTCGTGCATTACTTGTTAATGTTATTGAGTCAGGATATAATTATCAAGCTTCTCCAGCGCCTACACTTACTTTTCCAACATACGCCTTACTTAAAGATATTTCAGGAACATATGTAATAGGTGAAACAGTTTCTGGTTTAGGTTCAGATGGTTCAACAGTTGTAACAGCTAAAGTAGTTTCATTAGATACAGATACACAAATTTTAAAATTATCAGGTGCTTCAGGCATTTATGGAACAGATGTAACACTTACAGGTGCAGCTGGTGCTACAGGTATTATTGTACGATTAGAACAAGCAGAAGGAACTGTTAGTGTTTCTCCTTTAGTTACAACAGATGGTTCTTATATAAATGAAGATGGATGGATATCTGAAAACACTATGAAAACCCAAGACAGTTTATTATATCAGGATTATTCTTATGTTATTAAAGTAGGTAGATCCATTAATGAATGGAGAGATAGTTATATAAAAACATTACATCCTGCTGGGTTTTATTTTCAAGGAGAGATTGCTATTGCAAATCAATTGGATCTTCAAATTAGAACAATAACTGGATTAAATAGTGGTACAGAAGGTATATTAAGATCAGCACTAACTAAAATATATTCACAAATTATAGGTCGTAGATTAGGAACAGAAGATGATGGAACAAGTTTAAGAGCAAACGCAAAAGCAACTGTATCTGCTGATTTTGATCAGGATACAATTACACAATTTTCTAAAACAACAAGAGATGTAACCTTAACAAGACCTGCTATTGATATTAATTATGTAAGTAGGGTTAGAAGAAATATTACAGATTCAAGTGGTAATGTTGTAAATGTAAGACAAGCATTTGTATATGCTGGGCCACGATTAGGTGTGTTAGATAAATGGGCAAATACTGTATTTGGTATTACTGCTAATGCTAGAGGTAGTGCTGGAGGAAGTGGAATTACGTTTCAAGCATTAAATGGTATTAAAGTACAAGGGACTAGAACAATTTTAGATGGTTCAAATGCAATATTTTTACTGACTTCAAACGAAGCTGGTAGAAAGATGAAAACAAATTTTACTATTCCTGCACAAATAGGCGATTATTCAGCAAATACAATGGACGAAACATACACAACATTTGATTCAGATAGTGTTACAATGGATGTGGTATAACATATAAATAGATAAGAGGCAGTATGGCAAAACAAACAATCAATATAGGTACAACAGCAAATGATGGGACAGGTTCGTCTTTACGTGCTGGTGGTGATCTAGTTAACGATAATTTTAACGAAATTTATACAGAATTAGGTAATGGAACAACTTTAGCAATTATTAGTAAAACACAAACATTATCTAATAAAACTATTGATTTAGGTACTAATACAGTTACAGGTTCATTAGCTGAATTTAACACTGCATTACAAAGTGATACTTTTACTACAGCAGCTTCAACTACAACTTTCACAAATAAGACTATTGATTTAGGTGATAATACAGCAACAGGTTCATTAGCTGAATTTAATACTGCCTTACAAGGTGATAGTTTTGTTTCATTAACAGGATCAGAAACATTAACAAACAAAACTTTAACGAGTCCAACGATTAATACACCAACACTTACAAGTCCTGAAATCAACACAATTACTAGAACAGGAGATTTTACACTAGACGTATCAGGTGACTTAACGCTTGATAGTGATGGTGCTACAATCGCATTTAAAGATGGTGGTACTATCTTTGGTGCTGTAATTAATAATAGTGGTGAAATGCAATTAAGATCAGGCGCTTCACTAGGAACTGCAATGACCTTTGCAGGTGCAAATACAACTGCTAATGGTGATCTTACTGTTACAGGAACTTTAACAGTTAATGGTTCAACAACTACAGTTAATTCTACTAATACTACTGTAGATGATAATTTATTAGAATTAAATTCTGGTGCAACTTCAAATGCCAATGATACAGGTATCATTATGGAAAGAGGTTCTACTGGTGATAACGCAATTGTAGCCTGGGACGAGTCGGCAGACAAGTTCGTTATGGGTACTACAACAGCAACTGCTTCTGATACAGGAAACTTAACAATTGCTACAGGAACTCTTGTGGCAAATATAGAAGGTAATGTTACAGGAGCCCTTACAGGAAACGCTGATACTGCAACTGCATTAGCAACAGGTCGTACAATAGGTATGTCAGGTGACGTAGTATGGACATCAGCAAGTTTTGATGGATCAGGCAATGTTACGGGTGTTGCAGCTCTACAAGCAAATACTGTATCATCTACAGAATTAGTAGGTGCAACTACTTTACTGATAATTAATTCTGCTGATGTTACACAGAAAACAATAATAGGTGCAGGAAGTTAAATAAAATGATTATAAATATAATTAAGGAATAGAAAAATGCCAGCAATAATAACAAACAAATTTAGAATGAACAACGCTGAACAATTTGAGGAATCATTTTCAGAGGCGACCCCAACAGTTTACTATCTAGGAATAGGTAGAGCTCAAGCATATGGTACTTTAACAAGACCAGATGGAAGAACAGATTATGAGGGCACTGAAACTGCCCCAATTACACCAGGTGATAGTGTATTAAATGAATTTAAAAATTATGATGACTTATTAGCAGTTAAAAAAATCACAGGTTCAGGTGTTAGTTTTGTAATACCAAGAAGAAACTGGACAACAGGTACAGTTTATGATATTTACAGACACGACTATGAGGAATATGTAACTGGAAGTACATCAACAAGAGTAACATCAACAAGTACTGCAACGACTTTATTTGATTCTACTTTTTATGTTAAATCAAGTGATTCAAATGTTTATAAATGTTTAGATAACAATGGTGGTACTGCTTCTACAGCTGAACCATCAGGAACAGCAACATCAGTTACTACAACAGGTGATGGATATAAGTGGAAATATATGTACACTCTTTCATCTTCAGAACAAGCAAATTTCTTATCAACAGATTTTATGGGAGTTTCAACAAACTCAACTGTGGCTGCAGCTGCTGTTGATGGTGCATTAGACATAGTAAAAATTAAAACTGCAGGTTCAAGTTATACAGTTTCAGGTGGTGCAACATCAGGAACAATTACTGCTGTCCCTATAAGAGGAGACGGTTCAAGTGGTGTATGTTCAGTTGTACTCACTTCAGGTGCCATTTCAGCTGTTACAGTAACAACTGCTGGAACAGGTTATACATCTGGTTATATTAGAAACGCTGATATTATTGCAGCTACAAATGCTGGCGGTGCAGGATCAGGTGCAGAATTAGATGTAATTATTCCACCAAAAGGTGGCCATGGTAAAAATGCAGTAGAAGAATTAGGTGGATTTTTTGTAATGTTAAATACTTCATTAGAAGGAACAGAAAGTTCTAACTCTGGTGACTTTACAGCCGCAAACGATTTTAGAAAAATTACTTTAATTAAAAATCCTAACAACACAGCTGGTTCAGCTGCTTCAGCTGCAACTTTGAGAGCAACAAATGCTGTTAAAATTGCTGCTTCTCCATCGCCAGGAACATTTACTGCTGATGAAGAAATAAATCAAGCAACAACTGGTGCGGTTGGAAAAGTTGTTGAATGGGATGCTACTAATAAAATTTTGTATTATATCCAGACAAGGCACAACGATGCTGGTGCTGATACAAATGGAAATGTTACAGCGTTTTCAGCTGCAAACGTAATTACAGGACAGACTTCAAGTGCGACAGGTACTCCAGATACAACAACTCAAACAGTAAACAATGTTGTCTTTACTTCTGGATATTCTGCTCCAGAAATACAACACGATTCTGGTGAATTACTTTATGTTGAAAATAGAACAAAAATTACAAGAGCAACTGACCAAACAGAAAATATTAAGTTAATAATTGAATTTTAATAAAGGATCAAAAGATAATGCCATCACCAACTGATTTTAATGTCAGTCCTTACTATGACGATTTTGCCGAGTCAAAGAAGTTCCATAGGATACTTTTTAGACCAGCATTTGCTGTTCAAGCAAGGGAGCTAACTCAAGCACAAACACAATTACAAAATCAAATTGAAAATTTATCAGATCATATTTTTGATAAAGGTGCAATGGTTATTCCAGGTGAAATTGGATATGATTTAAATTATTATGCTATAAAATTAACATCAAAAAGTAATTCAACAATTGCTACCTATGTTGGCCAAACTTTAACAGGTGACACATCAGGTGTTACTGCTAAATGTATAAATGCTGTTGCTACAGATGGTACTGATCCAGATACTCTTTTTGTAAAATACTTTAATACAGCTTCAGATGGTTCAACAATTTCTTTTTCAAATGGAGAAACAATAACAGGTTCTAGTGCTGATACAGCTGTTGTTGCTTCAACTGCTACAGGCTGTGCTGCTCAAGTACAACAAGGAATTTATTACATTAATGGTTTTCACGTTCAAGTATCTGAACAAACTTTAATATTAGACAAATATACAAATACACCTTCTTATAGAGTAGGATTAGGAGTTACAGAATCTTTTGTAACATCAGGAGATGATTCATCTTTAAATGATAATGCTCAAGGTACATCAAATAATAATGCACCTGGCTCTCATAGATTAAAAATTTTATTAACACTTTCTAAAAAAGCATTATCTAGTACCGATGATAATAATTTTTATGAATTGTTAAGATTATCTGAAGGTAATTTACAAAATCAAGTTAGAACAACTGAATATGCCGTATTAGAAGATACACTTGCTCGTAGAACATTTGACGAATCAGGTGACTATATTGTAAAACCTTTTGATATAGACATAAGAGAACATTTAATTTCAGGAACAAATAGAGGTGTTTATGCTTCTAGTGATGGTGGAGACGCAACAAAACTTGCAATGGGAATTTCTCCTGGAAAAGCATATGTACAAGGATATGAAATTGACACTATTGCTACAACATGGACAGCAGTAGATAAAGCTAGAGATTACGACACACAAAATAATTTTAGTACAAGATTTGATATAGGTAATTATATAAATGTAACCAATGTTTATGGTACTCCAGACATAGTGTCAACGTCTGGTGTAGAAGCATTTAAAGGAATAACTTTACACGATACAGCAACAAGTTCTCGTGGTACAGCAAATACAGGATCAAGTTCAGGTATAACTACAATCGGTAGAGCAAAAACTAGAGGCTTTGAATATTCTTCTGGTACTGCTGCTGCTAATATTTTTTCAAACGCAAGTATAACAAGTGCTATTTACAAACAATATCTATTTGATGTTGTTTTATTTACACACTTAAATATTAAAACTGCTCAAGCATATACAAACGGAGTTACTATTACAGGTAATAGTTCAGGTGCTACTGGTGTTAAACAAGAATATTCTACTACAGAAAGTGCTACAATTACTGGTGCAACACAGGCTGATCCTTGTGTTGTAACATCTTCAAATAAATTTAAAGAAGGTCAACAAGTTACTATTGCTAGTGTTTCTGGTATGACTCAATTAAATGGTAATGTTTATACAGTAAGAAATCCAAGCGCTTCAAACTTCCAATTATACGACACAGATGGAACAACTGCAATTGATAGTAGTGGATTTAGTGCTTATAGTTCAGGTGGTACAGCTGCACACGGTGTTGTTATACTATCAAACGTACAAGGTATATTTACTGCTGGAGAAACAATAACAGACGGAAGTTCTACATCTGTTATTCAAGCAGACGCTGTTGGTCAAAAAGGTGTTACTTCATATGATTTACCATCAGTTAAACAAGTTGCGATGGCAGGTAGTCCTACATTTACTGCTGATACAGCACTTGATGCTACGAATGGCGAAAATGCTATACTTACAGGTTCATTAGATATTGCAAATGGCAGTGCTAGTGTTACAGGTATTAATACAAGATTTACTGAAGAATTAGTCCCAGGAGATTCAATCTCATTTACAAACGATAGTGGTAATACAGAAACAAAAATAGTAGAAGCTATTATATCAGGTTCTAGTTTAACAATGACAGCTGTTTCAGCTGCTGCTTCAACTAAAACAATTGCAACAAGACGTAGAGCAAAAACTCAATCACCTGAAAAACATATAGCAATTTTTAATCTGCCTTATGAAAATATAAAAACATTAAAGACAGCAGCTAATAGTAATGCTTCAGATACAACTTACACATTTAGAAAACACCAAATTGCAACACTAACTGGAGATGGTATCGCTACTTTCTCTGCTGGTGTAAATGAAACTTTTGCAACTTTAGATGAAGGTGATTTTACAATCTCTATAAAAGCTACAGGTTCTGGTGGAACAGGTGCTGTTGGAGATGTATTAAGTTTAACAGGTAACAACCACGAAAGTTCTGCTATATTTGCATTGAACGGTGCTAAAACAACTTTAACTATAGACTTTGGTGCTAATTATGCTGCCCACGATATTAAAGCATTATTAACATTAAATAAATCTGTAGGAACTTCAAAAACAAAAACATTAAATGCAGCTTCAACTATACAAGTTGCTACACAGGCAGCCGTTGAGGCAAGTGCTGTTGGTTTAGGTAAAGCAGACGTTAATACACTTAATAGTGTTTATATGGCACCTGACTTTAGTACGGATGCAACAACAAGTCATACGGATGTTAGTGATAGATTTGAATTAGACACAGGACAAAGAGATAACTTTTATGACATTGGAAGAATTAAATTAAAGACTGGTGAACTAACTCCAACAGGAAGATTACTAGTTAATTTTGATTATTTCTCACATAGTACAGGAGATTATTTTGATGTTGATTCTTATTCTGTTGATTATGAAGATATTCCTGTTTACACTTCTTCTACAAGTGGTGTAAGATATGAGTTAAGGGATGCTTTAGATTTCAGACCAAGAGTTGATGACGCTTCAACAATAGACGCTGGTGTACAAGATAGATCATTTGACGGATCAGGTGCTTCTGTAGTACAACCTGTTAAAGTTAATTCAGACGTAAGAGCTGATTTTGAATATTATTTAGGAAGAATAGATAAAATATTCCTAGACAAAGATGGTAATTTTAAAGTATTAAAAGGTGCTAGTTCACATTCACCAAAAATACCAGGTACATTAGAAAACGCTATGCACCTATACACATTATTTTTACCTTCTTATACATTAGATACTGCTGACGTAACTATTGAACACGTTGATAATAAAAGATATACAATGAGAGATATTGGACGTATTGATGATAGAATTGATACGATTGAATATTATACTCAATTATCTTTATTAGAAGCAAACGCACAAAATTTACAAATACAAGATTCAAATGGTTTTGACAGATTTAAAAATGGTTTTGTAGTAGATAATTTTACAGGACATAATATTGGTGATGTAGGTAATAGAGATTACAAAGTTTCAATAGATTATGCTAATGGAGAAATGAGACCAACATTCCATGAAGACGCTGTACAATTAATTGAAAGAGATGATGATGGTACTGCTATTGCTGCTGTAGATAGAACAGACGCACAATATCAAAAAACTGGTGATATAATTACTTTACCTTATACTGAAACAACTTTAATAGACCAACCTTATGCAAGTAAGGCTATCAATGTAAATCCATTTGGAGTATTTACATGGATAGGTTCAATAGAATTAACACCTCCAGGTGATGAATGGAAAGAAACAGAAAGAGCTCCAGAATTAGTTATAAACAACCCTAATGGAGGTTGGGACAACTTAACTAAACAAACAGGTAACTCTGGTCAGTTATCAGAATTTCCTATGTCAACAGTTTGGAACTCTTGGCAAGATACTTGGACAGGAAAACCTGTTGAAAGTGGAAGAAGACGAGTTGGTACAACCGAAAGAAGAGGCGGTCATGGTTGGAGAGTTATGGCCAAAGAAGAAATTACAACAACACAACAAGTTTCACAAACAAGAGCAGGTATAAGAGCAGTTGCAATTCCTCAAACAGTAAGAACATCAATGGGTGATAGAGTTGTATCTGTTGCATTTGTTCCATTTGTAAGAAGTAAAACAATAACATTTAATGCAACAAGATTAAAACCAAATACAAGAGTTTATCCTTTCTTTGATAATGTTGCTGTAACTGCATATGTAACACCAGATGGTGGTTCATTAGGAGGAAATTTAGTTACAGACGCAAATGGTAAAGTTGAAGGTACATTTGCTATACCAGATCCAAAAGTGGATGCAAATCCAAGATGGAGAACAGGTCAAAGATTATTCAGATTAACAAGTTCATCTACAAATAGTTTAACAAATGCTAATGTTGAAACAGCAGCTAATGTTGAATATGTTGCTAGAGGCTTGATAGAAACTGTAAGAGAAACTATTATTTCAAGTAGAGAATTTAAAGTTGAAATGAGAAGTGTTACAGATACACAAACTATAACAAGAACATCTACAAGAACGGAAGAAAGACAAGTTAGCTACCACGATCCTTTAGCACAAACTTTTTTAGTTGATGATAAAGGCGGAGTATTTTTAACATCCGTTGATTTATTCTTTAGTACAAAAGACGCAGCTATTCCATTAACCGTACAATTAAGAAACGTTGTTAATGGTTATCCAGGACAAAAAATATTACCGTTCTCGGAAGTTACAAAGAATCCAGCTGATGTTAATATAAGTACAGATGGTACTACAGCTACTACATTTACATTTGCTTCTCCTGTTTATATACAGGCTAATATAGAATATTGTTTTGTTGTTATGGCAAACTCACAAGATTATAATGCTTATGTAGCAAGAATTGGTGAAACATCATTAGATTCAAATAGAACCATATCTGCTCAGCCTTACGCTGGCGTAATGTTTAAATCACAAAATGGTAAGACATGGAGTGCTGAACAAAATGAAGATATGAAATTTAAATTAAGAAGAGCAGAATTTAGTCAAGTAACTGGTACAGTTACATTAACAAATGATACTTTACCTGCAAGAACACTTAAAAATAATCCAATAAGAACAACAAATAGTTCTGGAGTGGTTAGAGTGTTCCATCCAAATCACGGTATGTACGGAACAAGTAATAATGTTACAATCGCTGGGGTTCCAGCTGGTACTCACAATGGTATTGCTCATACAGCAATTAATGGAACATATACTTCCATATCAAATATAACTTTAGACAGTTATGATGTTACAACAACTGGTACCGCAAATGCTACTGGAGATATTGGTAGTAATGCTGTAACTGCAACTCAAAACAGATTGTTTGATGTTGTAAACCTTGGTGGTATTCAAACTGTTACCGTACCAGATACAAATATAGAATATTATATTAGAACAACAACAGGAAAAACACTACACGGTTCAGAAACAGAATTTAATTTAACAACGGCTGCTAATAAAGTTGCCGTAGTTAATAATGATAATATTTCTTGGACAGCACCTCAAGTGATTGTAAGTGAAATAAATGAAACAAATGAAAGTATTAGTGGTGGTAAATCTTTTTATACACAATTAGAAATGTCAACAACAAATACTAAATTGTCTCCAGTATTAGATACTCAAAGAATGAGTGCCTTCACAATTTCAAATAGAATAAACAATCCAACATCTAGTAACACACCAGATTTTGTTGATGATGTTGCTTCTACAGGTTCATCATCTGCTGCTATCTATTGTACAAAAACAGTAGGTTTGGAAAACAAATCAAAAGCACTTGACATTAGATTAACTGCTAATGTAAGATCAACATCTGAAATTGAGATGTTTTATAGAACATCTGGTCCAGATGAAGAAAGAAAAATAGGTGATATAAGTTGGACACCTTTTAATACAGATGGTAGTCCAGACTCATCAATAACACCTGCTGAGGATGATTTCACATTTAGAGAGTATCAATATTCAGCAAACGATATAAATGATTTTACATCATTTCAACTTAAAATAGTTATGAAAGGAACCAACTCATCATATCCACCAGTGCTTAGAGATATGAGAGGTATTGCGTTGGCGGTATAGAGATATGGCAAAAGTAATAGTTGAAGGATACAACCACTTAATAAGAGATACAAGCTCTAACGCAATTGTTAATACAAGTACTTCGGACTATTCTTTGTATATGGCAAGATTTAAAGCAAGAGAAAAACAAAGTGATGTTTTAAGAGATACAGTAAAAGAAATAAATAATCTAAAGAAAGAATTAAGAGAAATAAAAGAATTGTTTAATGAGATTAAAGGAGTAATTAAAAACTAATGGCTGCAAGAACAATAGCAACAACAGATACATTAGAAACGTTTAGAACACAATTTAACGCATTGTCTGAAACTGACTTTGGCGATATTGCTACACTAGACAACGCTCTTTCTGCAACGTCTGTAATAGGCGCTGTAAATGAATTATATTCTGCTATTGCAGGAAGTTTATCATTTAATATAACAGATGGTTCAAATACACAAACCATTGCAAACGCTCAAACTATTACGATTTCTGGAACAGCGAACCAAGTTACAGCAGTTGTTTCAGCAACAGATACATTAACATTAGGTTTAGCAAGTAATATAACAGTCAGTGGTACAACTCACGCTTTAGGTACGATAGCAATAAGTGGAAACACTATTTCATCAAGTGATAGTGCTACAGTTACAATAGATGATAATTTATCACTTTCAGCAGGCAAAACATTCACAGTAGGTACATTATCAATAGATGAAACATCAGGTTACCCTAGAATTTCATCAACTAGAGGCGATGACCTTTTAGTTTTTAACGCTATACCTGTTCTTCAAGGTTCTTCTATGATTTTTGAAGGCGCAACAGCTGACGATTTTGAAACAACAATTTCAGTTGCAGATCCAACAGCAGATAGAATAATAACAATACCTAACGAAACAGGAACCCTAGTAACTACTGGGAGTTCTGGAGTAGTGACAGGTACAATTATTGCCCTTGATACAGTCGCAGAAGCCAATATGGCCAACGATGCTATCGGGCAAGATCAACTAAAAAGTGTTGTAACATTACAGATTATCAATTCAACAGGAACTGTTGTAAAAACAATGTATGCTGCAGGCGCTTAAAACATATAAATAAAAGGAAGGTACTTTGGAAATGATAAGTATCAGAAAAAATAAATGAGGAAATTATGGCAGTAGTAAAACCTTTATATTACACAAGTGGAAATCTTAAAGAGATGGATACTACTTTGGTTAACCAAATTGTAGACCAATGTGTATATCAATATTCACTAAACCCTAGTGTGTCGCTATCAGTGGTTAGTAATAGTGGATCATTAGCGGCAATTAACGATACAAGAAAACAAGCTGGTGCGTATTCAACACACGTTTCATCTTACCCAAGTGAAGGAACAACAGCTGAACCATCAACAGTTACAGTTACTTACGACAAAATTTCAGAAACTAGGGCATCCGTATCACCAACATCTGATACAGGAAAAACTTGGCCAATCTATTACAATGGAAGTGGTAACATACAAGCAATGAGTCTAACGGATGTAAAAGATACATTTTTACACCCAGCGATTGATTTACTTGCTGCAGCAACTACAGGAACGCAACAAGGTGGAACATACCATATTTCAACATCAACTTCCGTAGCAGGTTCAACTGAAGTTTCAGGTGCCTCAACAGCAATATTTGTAGATACAAGAGCTGACGTTAGTGAATATACAGCTGGATCTATTCCAGAAACACTGGATCAACCGGAAAATATAACAAGTTATTATTTACATAGAGTTACTGGTGCTGTTATTTCATATACTGAACCTTATTACCTAGACGCTTCAAGTAATATAAAAGAATATACTACAGCAGCTTTTAATTCTTTGATACAAGAATGGACTAGATATACTGCTGTATCTTCAGGTGATGGTTATTCACTTGCTTATAATATAGGTGCAAGTGGTTCAGGTAATACTAGAGGTTCTGGTATTGTAGATACCATTTTAGATGGTGCTGGTAACTATCAACAAAGATATGTTAATACAGACGATTATAGAGCACAGGAATTTCCTAATGGTTCTACTACAACAGCTGCAACATATTATTTAAGAATAAATAAGTCTTAATAGACTTATAAATTATATTATGAATTATGAATATATTATTAACAGGTAGTGAAGGCTTCGTTGGCCAACATTTATTTAAATTTTTAAAACCCAATCATAAAATAACTTGTTTAGACAAGTTAACAGGTAATGATTTATTATCCTGTGACTTAAAGCATAATGTAGATTTAGTTATACATCTTGCTGGGTTGTCTGGCGTTAGAGATAGTTTGGAACGACCTACTGAATATTGGGAACAAAATGTAATCGCAGGTCAAAGACTTTTTGACTACTTCAAAGATACAAGAATCTTATACGCAAGTTCATCAACATCACACGAACCTTGGAGAAATCCATATGCTATGAGCAAATACAGCTTAGAGCAAATAGCACCTACAAATAGTTTAGGAATGAGATTTACAACTGTCTATGGACCAAATGCTAGAGAGAGTATGTTGATTCCTAGAATATTAAGAGATGACGTTCCATTTATAAATATAAACCACAGCAGAGATTTTATACACGTTGACGATTTAGTGAGAGGGATAAATACTTTAATGAAAACAGATTTAACTGGTGTAACTGATCTTGGTGCTGGTATTACAAACAAACTTATGGACCTAGTTGATTATTTTAAAGTTAGTTGTGATAAATTTGTCCTTGGAAATGAATTTGAAAGATTGGATAATAAGGCTGATAATACACTACTAAATAATCTTGGTTGGTTACCAAAGATTAACTTATACAATTATATAGAGGAGAATAGAAATGTTAACTGAAGAATATTTAAAAGAAAATTTAATAACATCATATTTTGTTGATAGTGAAAGAAAAAATATAGAGATGTTGACAACCACAGACGATAAACAAAAGGTTTTTACTACTGTATTACCTTATGAGGAAAATCATCCTCAATACATAGCGCTTACAAAGTTTATGGATATAGATAAAATCCATGAAGCAACTTACGAAAAAAAACGAAAAGAAAGAAAAGCGTTTGAAGAATCTGTTATGAGAATCGCTAAAAAAGAAGGTTTAGTATTTGATTCTGATAAAATAGATAGTAAGTTTTTCCCAAAATTATGTCAAGCAATATTTGAAGATGTTGATAATGCAGACCATCTGTTTGCATTAAAACTTGCTTTATTTGACGTTGTAAAGATTAGAGATTCTAAAAACGCTAAAGCTAAAAAGACATTAAGACAAGCTAAAAATAAGATTGATGTTTTTCAGGCTGCAATGGATTGTCTAGGTAAAAAATAATTATCCCACCAACCAGTCCAACCTTCTTCCATTATGTGGTTCATTTGACCTAGAGTACAAATACTAAATTCTTTTGGTGGCATTTCATACATATAATTTTTGATAGAAGGACAAACTTTATCATATGTTTCATATACTATTTGTTTATAATAAAACTCATCACTTCCTTTATTATATACTTTTAAGTATTCTGTATCATTTGATTTAAACTTATCCCATATCCAAGACTTATCTCCTGTCCAAGATACAACGGAAGAGTTTAATGGTGTATGAGCAGGTTTTCTCCACCAAGTATCATCTAACAATGTAAATTCTTTTCTAATTAAGTTTGGTAACTTATTATAGATAACTACATCTAAATCAAGGTATAAATTTTCTCCATCTCTAAACTTGTCATACATTTGAAGTTTATTATACCAGTTGCCATACAAATCAGTATCTATTACTTCAAAATTATCATACTTTAGACCTGAATAAGTGTCTATCATATGTTTTAAATTTTTAACGTGCCAGTCGGTAAACTTATTACCAAATCTGCAACATATTATTCTCATTATTTTACCTTTCATACTTATCTAATTTTAAAGGTCCAGTAATAGTCAATCCCATTTTTGGATGTATACCTGAATTAGCCGAACCGTGTAGCACATTATCGTCCCAACAGTATATATCACCTTTTTTCCATTGTAACACAGAATCATTAGCAAACAAAAATTGTCCTTGTTTCCAATCTTCTAAAAATATATAAAAACGCAAAACAGTTTGATTTTCTTCTCCTGACAATTCTCTTAAAGAATGCATTTTATCATAGTGAATTGGATATAATGCGCCTGGTGGTTGACGAGTTGTTTTAATTATAGCATAATCTATTTCAAGAAAATCTAATATTTGTTGAGTGTTGGTCGTTAAATCCATATCAAATTTTATATTAGCAGGATAAGGCTTAAGTCGTTCTAAATGTGACTTTGCATATTCATCTATATCAATGTCAAGTCCATTTTTGCTATATATACTATGAATCTCATGTAAATCTGGAGAATATTTTGTCATTTCATCAAATTTATACAAGGTATGTCCTATGCCTTGCCATTTTTCAAGGGTCTGTATGGAACGTTGTTCCTCTGTTGAATGACTTTTTACCAGATTAACAAGGTCATCTGAAACTAACTCAACTATATTACCCAGCATTAATACTTGGCCTGGTTTATATTTTCTAACTTCTAAATTTAAAGAATCTTTTTTTTGAGATTGTATCATTTATTTCTTCTTCCAAGTTGTCATTATCTCGTGAACACATTCGTATACATAATGGATCTATAGTATCAAAATCATCCCATGATTCATATAATCGTTGAAACCATGAATGTTCTAATATCTCTTTAAGCGGACGATTATGTATATTTAATTCATCCTTATGTTCAATGTAATCTACTATCATTTTATTTTCTGCCATTGGTATATCATAATGAAGATATGTTGGATGTCCTTCCACTGATTTCATATCTTTATAAATTTGATTTTCAAAAAAACAACATGGCATTACTTGACCATCTGGACTGATAACTATTCTTCCTTCTAGCATCCAGTAACACCTTACTCCACATTTATTAGTTGTTTTTAACATAATCCTCTAATATGTTTATACTTTCATTATTTAAAATTATGTCTTTCAAAAATATACTTCCGGCATCGGCATTAAATCTACTTTGTTCAAGAATATTTATCTTATTATTATTATCTGTGTATTCAAATATTTTACGACTATTAATTTCTGCAACTTTAGCAAATCTACTAGAAAGAATAAACATAATTTTTTCTACACCCAATTCTTTTACAAATTTTGCTATCTTTGGAATATCATCTTCGTTGTGTTTAAATATTATAGTAAATACTTCTACTTCTGATTCTGTGTCATTTAATGCTTTTAAATTGTCACAAATTAATTTTAAATCTGTGCCCACTCTATAATGTTCATGTTGTTGTTGTGTAAATCCATCAATATCAAAAGTAACTACAAGTCTATCACCACACATTTCTCCTAATTCTTTCCACCACTTGGGCGTTCTAATGCTACCATTTGTGTGTATGGCTATTGTGGAATTTGAGTTATCAATAACATATTTACACATTTCAAATATATCTTTATTCATTATGGCATCACCCCATTCACCACAAAATTCAAATTGCTGACAATTTTCTAAAATTGATATAGGAAAGTTTTCTTGAAATTGTTGAAGTGACCACTGATTTAACTCTAACCATTCTGCTTTACCTAGTCCATTCGGATCTGTTCTAGGACATTGTGGACATTTGGCATTACAATATGTTGTTACATCTGCCCAAATCTTTAATTCATTATCATTGAATAATTCTTCATAATTTTTCATGATATTCCTTTGCCATTTTATCTCGTATCTTTTCTGTCATAAGATATGTTTCATCATAATCCAGCTTCATCTTTAAACATTCTTCATGACTAAATCCTAAATTTCTAATTCTGCTATAATAGTAATGATATGCTGGATTTACAAAATCATTAGAAAATTTTGAAGATATTTCTAATGCTTCATCATGTGTCATTTCTTTTGATTCCCATCTATTATAGGAACCGTCTTTTAAATCAAAATCAAATTCATTAGGATTTTTACTTATATCCGAATAATCAATATCTTTATATAATGGTTCAGGTATATACATTGCAATAAAGGTGGCAGCATCTAATGGACAATCTGGTTTTTGCAACCATTTGAAAGTATTATAAACAGATTCTTTTGTTTCATATGGTAAACCTATAACAAATCCAGAACCCATAACAATTTTATTTTCCCATGTTTCTCTTAAATAATATAATAATTCTTTAACTTTATCGGGATGTAAACCTTTCTTAATTGCTTTTGCAGTTTTTGGATTAAATGTTTCTATACCAAAATGGAATGCTTTAGCACCCATCTCTAATAATAATTCTCGTTGTTCTCTAAATTTATGTATTAAGTCAACTCTAATATACCCAGTAAATTCAATATCAAATGGCAAACTTGTTATCATCTTATGTAAAGCTTTTATTCGTTCATTGTTATCATTAATGGTTGGGTCACAAACTATATATTTTGATAGACCATGTTCGTTATAATTTCTAAGAAGTACTTCTTTAATAGTGTCTACACTTTTTACTTTTTCACCAGTTCTCTTTTTTGTAAAATTACAAAATGAACAATTAAAAATACACGACCTTGCCCACTCTATTGGCACAAATTCATCTTTAAATAAATGGTCAGACTTGTCCCATATAATACCTTGTGATGTATTAAAATGATTTCCTTCTTCTGCGTACACATGTCCCGAAGGAATAGTATCAGTCATAAATTCAAGTACTGTTTTTTCTGCTCTACCGTGAACCCACAAATCAATTAAATCATTATTAAATTCATGTGTAAATTTATCACCACCTACAATAATTTTTGCATGTGATGATTGTTTAATAAAATATAATAATTCAGTTATCCACCCACTAGATTGAGGAAATGGTTTAGCACCCCTATATCTTTTTCTTACTACTTGAGGGTGATAGGGACTTAATTCTTCTTTTAAATTATATTTAGCAAGAGAGAAATGTGTTGCTGAGAATCCAACGAATCTTGTTTTTGACGATACATATTTTCTAACTATATCCTTTGCTTTGTCTAAAGATAAGCTTGCGAAAAAATCAACGACTTGTACTATATAACCGTGTTCTCTTAAAATACCAGCAAGGGTGTAACAGCCAACATCTCTACCATGACCGTACGCATTATTAGTGTCTGTAAATAAAAGAACATCTACACCATCTTTAGGCATTCTTTGGATAGGTGCCGTCATAATACTCCTTTAGTTCTGGGAATACGTCAAACAAATGTGATTCCCATTTTGTTCCTTCGTATGCTTTATCCTGTTGTAACATATAGTTCAACGTGTCCTGAAAATCATTGTCAGGTTCTTCTGGCATTCTTAATGCAGATTGTATATCTGGCCAGCCTTCATACTTTGGTATAAGTTGATCTTTTAATTTTTTAGGTAAGTTATTTACTCTTAATGGTTCAGGTCTTTCAATCATCAACCAACCAGCACTTCTTATACCTGGATTCTCAGCACAAAATTTAATTACTTCATCAAAACGTAATACACTAAAACAAGTGATGACAGAATTAACATCAACAAATGCTTTACCTTTGTATTTGTCTGAAGCAAGTAAAACTATATTGTCTAATATTTCTTGCCAGTTTGATCTTCTTCTTAAATATTCTGCATACTGTCCTACACCATCAATAGAAGCAGTAAATGATGTTTGTTTAAAGTGAGGTACAAAGTTTATAAACTTATGATTACCTTCGCCTAACTTTGTAAGATTAGTTTGAAACTTAACCGTTATGTGTTCAGCGTGTCCTGTCTTTAATATCTCACTTAAAAAATCAAAATACTTTTTCATAATTAATGGTTCGCCACCTATTATCTTTATACTATTAAGATAAGGTACAAGTTCTTTAATTTGTTCTACAACAGATTTTTTATCTATCTTGTTTAGATTATCTTCAACTAGTTTTATTTTTCTTTGTGTTTTTTCCATAGACCCAAACATTTTTTCACTATAAACATTGTGTTTGTTCATCATATCAATACGCATAGATGAGCTGTCGTGGTTACACATATGACAATCTAAATTACATTCTATACCAAAAGACTTTAATTGTATTTGCATAATTCTTTCATCAAAATCCCATACACCTGTCTTTTCAAACATTCTAACGTGTCTTTCAATTCTATCCCAACGATTTTTACTATTTGACTCACGCCACATATGGTGAGTTCTACGAGATTTACCATATCTCTTTTCATCACTAACACATCTAACACAATTCTTTTCTATTGCGTCCCTACCTTTACTAGGGTCTAACATCTGCTGTCTTAATTTGTTTAAGTTATCACTTTGCATCCAATCTTTTATAGATGTTGTTGCAATATGTTGACCTGATTTTTCTGCAAGACAACAGGCCTTATAAGAACCATCTAGTTCAATAAACATTTCAGCAAAAGGATGAACACAAAACCAACTATCTTTTTTCTTTGCTCTATTCATTATAGATTTAGGATCTTCTTTACGCTCTAGACCTTTGTCTGATAATGTATTAAACCAATCAGAGGTATCTACGTTACCAGGCATACTGTTTGTAACAGCTGCCATACTTTTATCTTTAAATATCTTTTCCATTTCTTGGTCCTAAATAGAGTTGTAGATCAATCATTGTTAGAGTTAAGCTCCTCTAACTTCATTTTTAATGCTTTGACTTCTTCCACTTTATCTTCCACTTGTTTGGATAACTTATATTCAGCAACCGTTTCTATATTATTAAAGTCATAGTATCCATATGCCCAATATTTTTCTCTACAAGGCCAACATCTTTTACAAGGTTCTGCACCAGGTTTTGTATAAGGCATATTAAAATCTCTAGCATATACATTATACATAAAGATTTCTGTTTCGCAAGTTTCAGTCACAGGAAATAAAGTCTTATCTAAACCAAGTTTTTTTACCCATTGTGCAACTTGTTTTTTATTAGTATTACGAAATGGTCTTATTTCATATTTGTGAGTATCATAATAAACAAGTTTTCCGTCAATCATTTTCTTTATTCTTTTTGATATAGGATTCTTTTTGAAGTTTCTATCATTAGGAAAACCAGCAAAGTCATCTGTAATTATATTAGGTTGTTCTTCTATAGGTGGGTTTAGAGTTTCACCAGACATATATACGTTTAGTTCAGGATATCTTTTATATAAATCTTCGTAATATTTTTGTTGAAATATATCTTTAGGGTTATATTTTTTTCCTGTCTTTTCAGATTCTTCTACCATCTCTTTAGTTTTTTTCCAATTAGACGTATCAAAAAATGCTACTTCACTTTCTAACAATGTGCTATCAGGATTTAGTTCTCTTAATTTACTTTCAACATTTAATACTGCGTCCATAGCTGCAGGTCTTAACTTATTAAACATTGTAACAGGTAATAATTTCTTATTAGGGTATCTACTCATCATAAGATAGGTCATAAATGCAGAGTCGATACCTCCACTTATTCTCATACCTATCAATTCTTGTGCTTGTATAATCTCATCCATTTCAGGAGTGATTACTAGATCAATTACTTTATTTAATTTTTCTATGTAGTGTTCTTCTAATACTGCATCCATTTTACAATTTCCTCCATTTCAGGTTTTACATCTACCATTATATATTTTCAACTTTAATAAATTTATTTATATCATTAGCTTCTAATGATTCAAACATGTATTCAACCTCTGGTAAAACTTCACCATCTTTTTCTCGTAATTGACCTCTCATCCAACAAGTATCATTTAAAAAATCTAACCATGATATATACAATTTTCTATCTACTGCATAATGATAACAACAATTTTTACCTTTACATCTTTTATCCATAAATCCAGCCATAATTGTTTTACTTAAATCTTCTTTAGTCGTTAATTTCTTTTCTAACATTAGATTTAGCCATTCATTTGTGGTATATGGTTTTAAATCATTGCCATCTTTATCTTTAATATAACGACCAATATTTCCTTGTGACCTATAGGCAATTTCTCGTATAACTTTAGGATATCTCTTAGCTATAGTAAATACATCTTCCATATGAGATTCATTAACTCCCCTTGTAAGTACCATACCAATAGTAATACGGCCTAATCCTATTTCAGTACAAACATCTAACATTTTTAATTTTTTAATGACACTATTTTTATCTGCATGATGTATTTCTGCTAAACGTTCACTTAGACCGCAACTAAAATCCATGTGTATTCGCATCTTTCCTTTTTTACTATGTTCTTTTAGTTTTTTAGCAAACTCTATATCTCGTCCTATTCTATATCCATTCGTTGATAGATAACATGAATGTCCAGCCTCATAAATTATGTCTATGGTTTTAAAGAAATCTTTGTGTAATGTGGGCTCACCTCCAAGTAATCTTATTTCAATTGGGT